TGTGGTGCTGTGTAATGAGGAAGCTTATGAGCGTGTCGGTGCACGTTACCTTAGTGCTGCTGCTGGTATGACAATGGAAGAGGTTAAGGGTAACGTAGCCCTAGCCAAGACACGTTATGAGCCAGTGCGTAAGAACATTCGTATCAAGGATAGCACAAACAAAGATATGCAGTGGGTCGAATCGCTGGTAAAGCAGGAGCGTCCTGACATTCTTATCCTAGACATGGGTGACAAGTTTGCTAGTAAGACCAGTGATAAGTCCGATGTGTACCTAAAAGATGCAGCTATCTATGCACGTAACATTGCTAAGCAGTATGGTTGTTGTGTTGTATGGATGTCACAGCTTAGTGCTGTAGCAGAGGGTAAGGTAATCGTTGATCAGTCAATGATGGAAGGCTCTAAGACAGGTAAAGCAGCTGAGGCTGACCTTATGGTGCTGATCTCTAAGAACCCTGTAGTTGAGGGTGCAGAAGAGCAAGACACACAACGGCACTTGAATATTGCTAAGAACAAACTTAAGGGTGGCTGGCACGGTGTTGTGCACTGTGAACTAGACGGTGGACGATCACTATACACGGCATAGAGGAGAGAGCGATGAGACTGGTATTAGACGTAGAGAATACTACGCAAACACGTAATGGCAAACTACACCTAGATCCGTATGAAGAGGGTAACTTCCTTGTACAGGTAGGTATGCAGAATGCTGACAACAAAGATGAGACATTCATTGTCAACATCGACCATGTAGAGGCTAAAGATACCAGTGGCTCTGGGCGTAAGCTCACTCAAGGTATACTAGACATGACGACACTGCTGATTATGCATAATGCTCAGCACGATCTGCTGTGGCTATGGGAGTGTGGCTTTAAGTATGAGGGTGATGTGTATGACACCATGCTTGCAGAGTACGTACTGCTACGTGGACAGAAGGATACACTAAGCTTAGACGGCTGCGCACAACGCAGAGAACTATCATCCCAGAAAGATGATACACTGAAACGCTACTTTAAGGAAGGTTACAACACCAATGAGATACCGCTGGATGAACTTACCCATTACCTTAAGTGTGACCTTGATACTACTAGGGAACTGTACCATGATCTCGAAAGAGACTATGCAAAGCAAGAATCCGCTTCGCTCATTACGGTCAGAGACGTTACCTTCAACACCTGTAAAACCCTCACCCGAATGTACATGTCGGGCTTCAAGGTGGATAGAGTAGCACTAGACGCAGTACGTTTAGAGTTTGAAACAGAGAAGGCTGCTATCACAGACAGGCTACAGCATAAGGTTCGTGAGATCATGGGTGACACCCCTATCAATCTCAACTCACCAGAGCAGATGTCTCAGGTTGTTTTCTCTGTGAAGGTTAACAACAAGAAAGAGTGGGTAGATCTGTTTGACCACACTAACGACAAGAAAGAGTTTAAGGCTGCAGTCGCTGCTAACAGCACAGTAATACGCCGCACTAAAGCTTTCACCTGTCCTGAGTGTAACGGTGAGGGTAAGGTATACAAAATACGAAAGGATGGCACAAAGTATGCACGACCTAACAAGTGTAAGGACTGTGAGGCTCGTGGCTATCAGCTAAAGCCGATCAATCACTTAGCTGGGTTAGGCTTTGCTGCACCATCAAAGAAGTGGGTCAGCGCCAATGGCTTCAGCACTGGTAAGGATAACTTAGATGTGCTTATCGGTACGGCTCGTACTAACAACATGGAATCAGCTATATCATTCCTGACAGATCTTAAGCGTCTATCTGCGGTTAGTAGCTACCTGAGTTCGTTTGTAGAGGGTATCGACACCTTCACTAAGAACGATGGCCTACTGCATGTAGGTTTAACTCAGCACATCACTGCAACGGGTCGGTTCTCTGGTCGTAATCCTAACATGCAGAACATGCCACGTGGCGGTACATTCCCTGTGAAGCGAGTGTTTGTATCACGATGGGAAGGCGGTCACGTTTTAGAGGCAGACTTTGCCCAGCTAGAGTTTCGTGCTGCAGCATTCTTGGCTCAAGATGAAACAGCTATGCATGAGATTGAGACAGGGTTTGATGTACACAGCTATACTGCCAAGGTTATCACGGATGCAGGGCAGAAGACGTCTCGCCAGGAAGGGAAGGCCCATACTTTCGCACCCCTTTTCGGCGCTACTGGGTATGGTAGATCAAAGGCAGAAGAGGCTTACTACATACACTTCATTGAGAAGTACAAAGGTATTGCTGCATGGCATAAGAACCTAGCTGACGAAGCTGTAAGGTTCAACAAGATCACGAACGTATCAGGGCGACAGTATGCTTTCCCTGATGTGAGGCGCAACCAGCGTGGCGGTGTTACACACTTCACGATGATCAAGAACTACCCTGTGCAAGGCTTTGCTACAGGTGACGTTGTTCCTGTTGTGCTAATAGAACTAGAGGAGAGGTTGTCACATCTACACTCATGCTTAGTTAACACTGTGCATGACTCAACTGTTGTAGATGTACACCCATATGAGAGGGAAGAAGTATTACAGATCATTGATGACATGAACGAAGGACTAAACGATCTCATAGAAAAAGCCTATGGTGTCGTAATGAATGTACCGCTCTTATTAGAATCAAAGATAGGCCCGAATTGGCTTGACGTAGATGATGTTTGACGGTATAACACAGATTCTTAAACACAAATCTCATGGAGAACGATATGAGTAATGAACTAACAGTAGCATCAGAACGAGGCCAATCATTAGCGGAACTAATGGGTGTCTCAGAGGCTTCAACTAAACCACAAGGCCCATCACTTGCACGTGTTAACGTACTGAGCACACCTATCAAGGGTGAGATAGACGTAGCGGGTAAGAAGATTAAGACAGATGTTGTACCTGTAGGGGCATACAAGATCACACACGGTGACGATGTATTCTATGCAGAGAACATTACGATCCGCATCTTTGCCCAGCGCCAACAGTGGCAACGCTGGAATGCATCTACTGAAGAGATGGAAAAGTCTGTATTGGCTAACAATCTCAACGGTGATATGCAGGACAGCGTAGGTGGCTTTAACTTGGGTCGTCCAAGCGAGTACATCGAAGACTTTAATGCTCTACCAGAGGCAACCAAAGACATCATTCGTACAGTAAAACGTGTGAAGGTATTCATGGGTCTGCTGACTGTAGATAACCCTGTAGATGATGCAGGTAATCCTCTTACATCTATGCAGTTTGTTGACGTGCCCTTCGTCATGGATGTTAAGAACCGTGAGAGCCTTAAGAACATCGACGGTGCACTGAAGTTGCTACAACGTAAGAACCTGCTACCTATCATGTCTACCCTTATTATGACTGGCGAAGAGCGTTCTATTCCAACAGGTGCTGTGTACGGTATCAGTACTGCTATAGTTGGCGAGACGGTTGAACTGACTGACTCAGACAACGAAACACTTAAGGATTTCTTGGGCTTTGTTGAGTACAACAATGGTAAGGTGATGGACCTACACCGTGAGCGTTCCAATAGCAGTATGAGTAACGAAGACAAGGAACTAATCGGCTCTATCATTGATGTGGTGGATGAGGTGTCGTCCTAATGAATCACCCTGCAGAATTAGCTATCTTTACGTTCCTACAGAAAGCTATGGCAGGTGAGTCTACAATGTCAAAGGAGGTGGCCGCAAAGGTCGCCTCCGATGTAGAGGCAGCGTTGTTTAAGCAGTTTGATAGCGGTCCCCGTGATGCATTCCGCTTACGTATGTCTAACATTGGTCGACCCAAGTGTCAGCTATGGTACGATAAGAATGAGCCAGAGGGTAAGACACCCTTCCCACCACACTTCCTGATGAACATGATCCTAGGCGACATTGTTGAAGCCGTATTCAAGGGTATCATGAGGGCAGCTAAGGTGGACTTTGATGACAACGATTATGTCACACTCAAGTTAGGTAACGGTAAAGAGATCCGTGGTGAGTATGACATGGTGTTGGACGGTAAGGTTGATGACGTTAAGTCTGCCTCACCTTGGTCATACCAGAATAAGTTTGCATCCTTTGATGCGTTAGCAGACGGTGACAGCTTTGGGTATGTCCCACAGCTTGTAGGCTACGCAGAGGGTGCAGGTAAAGAGGTTGGTGGTTGGTGGGTAGTCAACAAGGCTAACGGTGAGTTTAAGTACGTGTCTGCAGAAGGCGTAGACAAGGAAGCGGTACTTAAGAAGATCGAAGACCTGACGGATTACATCGACAATGATGAACCCTTTGAGCGCTGCTTTGAACCTGTGGAAGAAACATTCTACCGCAAGAAGACAGGCAACACTAAGCTAGGTGTAGAGTGTGGTTTCTGTGCGTTTAAGCATAAGTGCTGGCCTACACTACAGACACGGCCTTCGCCTAACTCTAAGGCTAAGAACCCACCAATGATCGACTACATTTCTATAGGGGAACCTGATGGGTAAAAGAACAACAGCTAGAACACATAATTCTCGCCGTTATCGCAGTGGTCTCGAAAAGGAGGCCGCTGCTTTTTTAACACCAAGGCAGAAGGTTGTTAAGTACGAACAGCTAAAGATTGAGTGGGAAGACCTACGCTATCGCAAGTATACCCCAGACTTCGAGCTAGATAACGGCATCATAGTTGAGACAAAAGGTATCTTCGATAATGAAGATCGACGCAAGCATGTTGCAATTAAGCAACAGCATCCAGAGTTAGACATCCGCTTCGTATTCAGCAACGCAAACGCTAAGCTGTATAAGGGTGCTAAGAGTAGATACTTTGAATGGTGTGATAAGAACGGTTTTCTTTGGGCACACAGAGTAATACCAGAAGCTTGGTTGACAGAGCCTGGCTCCAGAGCTAAAACAGATAAGATACCCCTTAAAACGCAGAGGAAAGACTAATGACTAAGTTGTATTTAAGCGATTCGCAGTTAGGGCATCCTAAGATGCCTAAGCTACATGAGTATGATGATTATGATGCAGTAGAGCAACCCAAGCACTACAATCAATCAGGCATCGAATGCATTGTAGCTATTGAGGCTATGACAGAGAACATGTCACCTCGTGTAGCCCCTCATGCAGCTAACGTACTGAAGTATCTTTGGCGTCATGAGTACAAGAACGGCGTCGAGGACTTAGACAAAGCTATGTGGTACCTGCGCCGACTACGAGGTCGCTATGTAGGAGAAGAAGGATGACATATAAAAACTTCAGTATTACTGCTGTTGTTACAGTAGATGGAGGTAACAACGTACTATCATCATTCGAGGATTCACATGAAGAAGATGTGAGAGACTTGATAACAGATGTGTTCTACGATGTAGATGACATTGAAATAAGCAACGTACTTGTTAAGGAGAGATCATGACAGATAGAACTAGAGAGGAGTGCTTGGAACAGTTTATTATGACGTTTCGAGGCTCCCTAGATGCTAGACTATGGATTAAGTTAGTCAAAGAAGAGTTAGCCGAAGCTCAAGCAGAAGAGGTAGGCACAGTAGATCATCTTAAAGAGATTGCAGATCTACAGTATGTGATTGAAGGCTTTGACCTTGTAGCGCCAGATGCATTACTTTCCTTGGTTAACTCAGAAGAGTTGGATGAGTGGGAACATCTAATGATTGAGTCGGATGAAACAATCAAGTATTCCGTGAACTACTACGGTCACGAAGCACTAGACGAAGCCTTCATGCGTGTGCATCTAAGCAACATGTCTAAGCTAGGCGAGGATGGCAAGCCCATCTTTCGTGAGGACGGTAAAGTACTAAAGGGTCCAAACTACAAAGCCCCAGACTTGACTGATCTACCATGAGTGTAGAAAACAACACACATGAATACATTATGAACCTATTTGATAAGGCTATGAAATGATAAGCAACCACCTACCAACAGACTACCAAGCATTCATCCACAAGTCACGGTACGCTAAGTACTATGACGACACAGGCCGTGAGTCATGGGAAGACACAGTAACACGTTTCTCTGTGAACACTATCCGTGACATGGTTGATCCTGCTACTAAGCGTCAGCTTGAGGAAGCTATCCTTGGACTAGAGGTTATGCCCTCCATGCGGTCCTTGATGACAAGCGGTCCTGCTGCTGAACGTGACAACACATGTATGTACAACTGTAGCTACCTAGCCGTAGATGACCTTAAGTCCTTCGATGAGGCTATGTTCATCCTGCTCTGTGGTACAGGTGTTGGCTTCAGTGTCGAACGTCAATCCATCAGTAAGCTCCCCGAAGTCCCCCAACTCTTCGAGAGCGAGACTAACATCGTAGTCAAGGACAGTAAGGAAGGTTGGGCTAAGTCTCTGCGTCAATTAATTGCACTCCTGTATAGTGGTGAGATTCCTACGTGGGATGTATCCAAGGTACGCCCTTCTGGTGCACCTCTTAAGACATTTGGTGGCCGTGCCTCAGGCCCAGCGCCTTTGGTTGACTTGTTCAACTTCACTATCGCTACCTTTAAGAAGGCTGCGGGTCGTAAGCTTAACTCTGTTGAGTGTCACGACATTATGTGTAAGATCGGTGAGGTAGTAGTTGTTGGTGGTG